AAGTGCGATGAAGGTTGCGGCGTTTAATTCAATCGAGGAATAAAAAATGAGAATCACACTGATCAAAACATGTCAAGGATGGAAACTCAAAAAAGATGTAGAGAAGATGGTTGAGCTTGTCGGCATTCTTAATGTTGAAGAAAAATACATCGACATGGATTATAGGGTTAGGGCATATCCAAAGAATAAGGAAGAAATCATCGCGTGTCTGGAGCATACTCCAGATGTCATAGGATGCAATACCTTCGAAAACAGAAAATGGGAATACGACAAAGAGCTGGCAGGATATACTTTGTTTACAGGTCGTCCTCATGACCGGTCTATGATGTTAGAGCACCTTAGTGGACTTGTCTCGGAATTCCGAATCGAGTGTGTTTGGCCATTCTAACAACCGAGGAATCATTATGAAACGCAAAGACGATGAATTTTTCATAGTTGAAACCAAAGAGGAGTTGGTGGAGATTTTAGAAGCATTGCCAGCTACGTTACCGGTGTTTGGCAGAGCTAAAGACGGCTCGGGACGATTCCAGGATCGTGGAGAATTATACGATGTAGGGCTTGACGAATTGAGCCACGGCGAGGAAGCCCTATTTAGCAAAGAATTAATTCCGATACAAATGAGAGAGGATGCACGCAATGAATAAGAAAGGTGCCAAGAAGGCGTACGAGTTTGTCAACCGGATACGCGTTGCCAATACGGTAATAGATGGGTTTGACTCACATAGTCACATCCTTGCATTCCCCAAGACCAGTGAAGAGATTGCTGAATGTTTGGAGCACAGGCCGGACGGGATTGCGATCCATACAAATTATTCAGATATTTGGGCCTATCATGGATCTGGAAAGTATCATAATCGTGCTGTAGCCTTGAATAAAGATCGGTCACAAATGATGGAGCATCTTGAATGGTGTCTTCAGAATATTCCAGTAGAAGAGGATCGTCATTTGATCGCATGTAAGTGGTATTTCAACCATTGTCCATTCTAATTCAATCCTGGTCTGTAGCTCAGAGGTAGAGCAGGTGGCTGTTAACCACTGCGCCGGAGGTTCGAATCCCCCCAGGCCAGCCAAGCACTGGCAGCTGACAAGCTATGTCATTAAACGAATGCTACTCGGAGTAACGCCAGATATTACCGAGCAAGGGTGGAATGCCCTTGTTAAAGACTAACCGCTGGCCAAGCGATACGGGCTTCTTTGACAATTAAACGCGAGGGTGGCGAAAATGGAAGACGCAGCCGAAATAATGTCAAAATCGGTGTTGACTTAGAGAGAATCATGTGCAGGTTCGAATCCTGCCCCTTGCATAAATCGGAGATTACTATGGCAGTACACGAATTAAAATCACTAGAAATTAAAGGATTGCATATTCAAAAGTATGAGTTTCCGGAAATGGAAATGAGTACGGAAATAAGGGTAAAGTGCGAAGTTGTTTCGGCAGGATCTCTGCTATTCATGTCTCCTTACATTCTGGAACCAGTTGAAATCCCTGTGCCAGAAGATGGCAGAATTGATACAGGGGAGTTTGCAGCACTTATAATGCGTGATTTTGCATACACTCTTGAGCCTTATAAGGGCGTTTTGTGTGATTTAGAAGAGGAAGCCCCGGATATCATGATTGAGCCTGGGGATCCGGATGCAAAATCCAAGATCATCGAGATTCTGGAAAAGAAAATGGAATGCATTGAATCGTGCAAAGACGATATTAGCTATGAAGTATATTTGGATGACGAAACCGGGAACTATTATGACGACGATGATGATAAATACAGCCGGTCATATTTGCTCCAATTCCTCCAGGATGAATTGTATCAAGGCAATACTATAAAAGCGTGGCAAGAGTAATCATGAACGCGCTCGAAGATCTGAAACATATGAAAACAGCACGTATTAGCGCGCTGTACTGGCGCTCCTGGTTATTGTCGAAATTGAAACCATGGCAAATCGAGTTACTTCATGAATTTGAAAAGATGGAGACAGTAGCGGCAACAGTGGTGGAGGAAACCATAAAGGAAGGATGCGTATTCAAGGCAGCAAAGCAAATTGCAGGAACCAAAAAACGTGCACGGACATTGGAACATCAAATATGGAGTCTGATTTCCTTGGGTAAACTACAAGGACGCCGGGAAGGCCGAATGACAATCGTGAATGTCGATGAAGTAATAGAAGCGATTGAGGAACATTATGGATCGACAACTTGAAGCCGCATTTCGTAGCGGCAACCAAAAAAGAGTACAAGCCGAACTCCGTCGAATACACGGGGTTTCAGGATATATCCCTACTGGTCACCATCCGGTAGGATTTCAACGGATTTCTTATGAAACATTGCTGAGCAACGGACGCCGTAACATCGAGAATGCCGTTGATGATGTACTTCTTCATATAACGCTCGATGACCTCTATGATGAAGTGAGGAGACGGCAAAAATTGAGGGATGAAGGGTATTATGATAGCTAATGATTGGATTATAGGAGGAATTGTATTGCTTTTGTGCGCATATATATTGTTTTTGCGGATGATGTACATGAAAGATAGGCGAAATGAAGAAAAAATATCCACAAAAAAGAAGCTTATTGCGGATATAAATGAACTTACAGATGAATATAGTTATCGTGTAGTAGCTTATCAGGAGGCATTCGGGCGCAATTGGCAAGAGGTATTAAAGGAGGTCAATGAATATGAGTGGAAATGCGAGAAGCGGAAGAAAAGGCCCACAGGGAAAAAATAAGGTCGAGCCTGCCCCAACACCCAACTTTGGCATCAAAATGCCTGGCAACGTACGTAAACGTGTGGCATCGCGCAAATTCTGGGAAGATACGGTAGACCAACTGAAGGATGTGTTGACAGACAAGGATGCCTATGCGCTGGAAGTGATGTGTATGCTCTATGCATCAGTAAGGAAGCTCTCTGATTTTCTTCTGGCGAATGGGCATACTGTCGAATATGTTTCAGATCGTGGGAATAAAAATATGTCAAAACGACCTGAGGTGGATATCTTAAGACAGGATCGCGCTGAATTGGCAAAAATGATGATCCAATTCGGCTTGACGCCAAGGTCAGGAAGACAGGTACGGCCAGCAGGGAAAAGGAAATCTACGAGAGTGGAATCAATGAAGGATAGATATTGAAATGGGAGAAAGAACGTATAGAGTAGCGTCAAAAGGCAAAGTATTCAAACCAAAATCAAAAAGAAATAAGGTTTATACTGAACAATGCCAAAAGGCCAGACAGATAAGGGGGAGCGAAAGATGGAAGCAACTGGCGAAAATGTACAAAAGACGGAATCCTCTTTGTCAATATTGCAGGAAACACCCGGCGGAGGAAGTACACCATATAGTACCCCTGGCAGAAAATCCGGATCTTGGTTACAACGTAGACAATTTGATTGCTTTATGTGTCGATTGCCACGATATCATTCATGCAAGAAGGAATCGAGGGGAAGACGTTGACACAGAACTTAAAGAGAAGAAAAAAGAATACTGAGCAGCAATGCGAGTATGATCTTCTCGGGGGATTCAATCCTTACCTTCAAGCGGGTCAGGATTATGAGTATATACACGAAAAAGGGATGAGGGCCGTAAACTTCATTGAGGGGGAGTTAACATTCACGAAAGGGATATGGAAAGGGAAACCATTCACGTTGAAACCATGGCAGAGGCAGTTCATCCTCTGCCTTTTTGGTTGGTACAATAAGAAGACCGGCAAACGACGCTTCTCGATGTGTCTTCTATACATCCCCAGGAAAAATGGAAAATCTGAATTGGTCGCTGCCATAGCGAATTTTGTTTTCCATTTGGATGAAGAACCGGATAATGAGTTGTATGTAGCAGCTAAAACAGCTGGCCAAGCATCAACCCTTTACAATATGGCGCGGTTGATGAATGAACAAAATCCGGAATTGGATGCAACGGTCGAGTATCACAAAACCAATAAGACAACCAAAAAAATAGAAGATGAGACGATAATGAAAGTTGTCTCATCGGACGGGGAAGCGATACATTCGACATCACCAGGTTTGGCAATTGTCGATGAATTACATGCGCAAAAAAAGAATACGGTAATTAGCGCATTGATGACAGGGATGGGAGCGCGGCAACAACCTTTATATATTGAGGTAACGACGGCTGCTATTGCCGGGGACAATATTTGTAATCGGCGTGTGCAGCTCGCTCGTGATATCATCTCAGGTGAGAAAATCATGCCGACATTTATGCCGGTAGTGTTCGAAAAAAAAGAAGAGGATCCATGGGATGATCCTAAGACCTGGGCCAAAGTAAATCCATCCTATCCAGAGCATCCGAGTCATGAAAGCCTCATGAATGAATGCATGCTGGCAAAGTTGTCGAAAACAGATGAGCTGGATTTCCGCCAATACCATTTGAATGAACAAGTTGCCGATGAAAACGCATGGCTGGATATGGAGCAATGGGAGGCCGGTAAACAGGCGATTAATGAAGAGGATTTGGAAGGATTGCAATGTTTTGCTGCTGTTGACCTGGCGCAAAAAGTCGATTTGGTAGCAGTCTCATATTACTTCCCTGCAATAAACTACCTCAAAGTGAATTGCTATATACCCCAGCGCGCCATGAAAGCAGGGATGAAGGAAAATAGGAGACGCTATCAGGAATGGTATGAAATGGGTAAATTGAGGATAGCTGGAGGGAAACGAATTGATTATGATATCATCCTCGATGACCTGTTAGAAGCAAGTGATAGATATGATGTGCTGGAAGTAGCCTATGACCCATGGAACGCCCATCAATTTTCAAACTCAATGGTGAATGCCGGATTTGATATTGTCAAATTTCCCCAGAATATGGGAACATTGAATGAGCCATCAAAAGAATTTGAGGCAATGATTGTGGGGAATACGTTAGTCCATAGCAATGAAGATCCAGTATTGGATTGGATGGCGGGGAATGTTCATATCTATAGGGACTCATCGGAAAACGTTAAACCCATAAAACCATCTGAAGACCCGTCACGAAAGATTGACGGGATTGTGGCCGGGATAATGGCGATAGGGATAGCGAATGCGTACGACGAAGAAGGCAAAGAATCGATTTACAACACACAGGATTTGCTGGTCTTATGAAAAGCTATGAAAGCTATGGTATTATCTGCGATAGGTGCAAAAAGAAACGGAATAAAGAAGTAAAAATGAGGGTTGATTGCTCACTGCCACAGGATAACATAGTTGTTAGATATAGGAAATGCCCAGAATGTGGAGCAACAAAGAAAACGATTGAAACCTGAGGCTAAATTTATATATATAGAAACTGGAATCTGAAACGCATTTGCATGGGGATGAGCATCCGATAGATTGAAAACAAATCAATCAAGGATGCTTATGAATTTCTTCAACAACGTTTATCATAGTATGGCTCGTGGGATTATGAATGCACTGGATCCCAGGGATGATTCACTTTTCCAAGGTGCAGGCGCTTGGCAAGAAAAAACCACCTCCGGGCAGATAATTACACCTGAACAGGCGATGAGAGAGGCAACGGCGTTTGCGTGTATACGTCTATTAAGTGATACACTCGCAATGATGGATCTAGACTTGGCAATGATTGAATCTGATGGGGATCGAAAATCAATGCTTAAGGATACGCGGTATAAATTGCTGAGGTATGTTGTGAACCCGCGCACAACGGCCTATAATTTCAAGAAATTTTTGGTTGTGTCTCTGTGTCTTCGTGGCTATTTCCTTGGGAAAAAATATTATCGAAGTGGGAGCCAGGAAATAATCGCCATTGAACCGTGCCATCCAGATTACACATTGTTTGGTATAGAGGAGGACGGGACGTTTTATTGGGAAACAGTATTATGTAAAGATGTAGCACGTGGCAAAGTGAGCAAACCATTTACACTAAAAATGAAAGATGCAGTTTATTGTTCATATGGTGAATTGGATGGTGTCCTTCCCATGTCGCCTATCGCCCTTGGATCTGAAACTGTAGGATTTGCGAAGGAAATGCGTGAGCATGGTGCAACGCTCTTTAAAAATGAAGCAATGCCGCCAGGGGTATTAACCACAGATAAAGTATTGCGACCGGAGGGGAGGAAGCGTTTAAAAGATGCGTGGTATGAAAAACACGCAGGGGGCAATCGAGGAAGTATAGCAGTCTTAGAGCAAGGCACCACATTTGCTAAAATCTCCATGAGTAACTCCGATGCTCAGTATCTCGAATGCAGACAGTACACAAAAGAAGAAGTGTGTGGTCTATTTGGTGTTCCTACACATCTTATTTCAGACACGAAACGGGCAAAGGGTTGGAGTACCATGGAACAGCAGATGATGGAGTATTTGGTGCTTACTGAATCCCCATGGCTGAAACGAATTGAGAATGGATTTTTGATGTGTCTTATACCAAAAGTGCGTTGGGGAAAAGAAGAAATCAAATTTGATACTAAAGCATTGTTACGCGGAGATGTGGAAACGCGAACAAAACAGCAAGAGATGTTCCTGAAATATGGCGTCCTAAATCCTAACGAAGTACGTCATGATGAAGGTATGAATAGCCGCGAGGGCGGTGATACATATGCAAGTTTGCCGACCGGCCAGCCGGAGACGGAAACAGAGGAAGGCGAGGAAAACAATAACCCTCAAAAGCAAGAGGATGAAAATGAAGAGGATGAGTAATTCATTAGGGGCCTCGCTGGCCTTGGTACCACGTCCTGGAGAAAAACGCGAAGGAACGTTCGCACGTCTCGATATTTCGGAAGATCAGACATCAGCAAATCTGGAAATCTGGGATTTTATTGGAGATGAATGGTACGGTACAACAGCAAAAGAATTTATCAGCCAGATCAAAGATTTGCCCAAGACGATTACATCTATCAATGTGCTGATTTCAAGTCCCGGCGGATGGGTATGGGATGCAATTGAAATGTACCAGGCCCTCAAGAATCATCCTGCACATGTAACGACTGAAGTAAATGCAATTGCGGCATCAGCTGCCACTATCATTTTCATGGCCGGTGATACCCGCAATGTTGGCCCCTACGCGGATTTCATGATTCATAAGCCTTGGGGCTGGTCATCCGGTGATGCAAATAAATTCAGAGAAATTGCAGATCGACTGGATCGTGACCAAGAAAAACTTGTTAGTATCTACATCGAAAATGGATGCAAGGAGGATAAAGAGAAAGTAAATGAAATGATCAACGCAGAGACTTGGTTGACAGGTCAGGAAGTCGTTGATAAGGGATTTGCAACAGACTTGGTTGACGACCTTCAAGCTGCTGCATGTCTGTTTGATGTCAATCTATTACCGGGATGTCCAGATCACCATAAACGGCTCTCAGCAGCTTGGGAAAAACGAAAGAAGGAACATGCCAGCCGCGATGGCGGTATGTCCCGTCGTCAGGCCAAAACGGCAGCAGCGACACCGGTGCGCGATGTTCCGGCACATGCTTTCGCAAAAGCATTGAGAGCACATCTAAAAAAAATGGAGAAATGAAATGAGCGAACAAATTGCGTTCAAATCTTGTAATGCGCCACAAACGAGTGAACCGGCAACAACCGGTAATCTTGATGCTGGTATTGAAGCCCTCTTGGATCGCTATGAAGAGCGCCAAACGCAACGTGTCGAAGAGGCCAGGAATCAGGCACAAGCCAATCACGATGAAATCGTCGAGCGGATGGATGCAATTGACATCCGTATTGGCAACATCGAAGTGCATGACAATGCCGAAGATGACCCATGCCTTGGTTACAAAGCACACGCAGATTTTTTGATTGATATCAAGAATGCTGCATACGGCACTTTTTCTACTGAATTGAAACGTGCAGTTGCCGTTCTCAGTGGTAACAAAAATGCCGTTGGTTCCGATGAGTTTGCAACCTTCTCGAATCCCGAAGGTGGGTTTCTGATTCCCGAAGGTTTCCTGCGGGAATTGCTGACGATTGATCCGTTTGCCATTCAGGAAGATACCGGTGCTCGCACCCGTTCAATCCCAATGGCTTCCCCGTCCGTACAGATTCCCGTACGCGTCGACAAGGATCATTCAAACTCGGTCACCGGTGGTTTCCGGATGTATCGCAATGCAGAAGCAAACACCGTCCTGTCTTCGCTCTCGAAGTACGAAAAGGTGACTCTGCAAGTCAATGACATGATGGGTCTTGCCTATGCTTCTGATCGCATGCTGGAAGATTCCCCGATGTCCATGGCCGCGATTATTCAGGCTGGTTTCACTGCTGAATATCGTTCCAAGCTCAATTACGAACGTCTTTGGGGCACTGGTGAAGGTGAATATCTCGGTTATGTGAATTCGCCGTGCAAAATCACTGTGGACAAAGAAGGTTCTCAAGCTGCGGCAACAATCCAGGGGCTCAACCTGATCAAGATGAAGCAACGTGCATGGAATTACGCGCAATGCGTATGGATGGCAACCCATTCGGCCATGGTCCAGTTGTATCAGGCGCATATCAGTGGAACCAACACTGATTACTTCCTGCATCATCCTGGTAATGGCACCGATTCCCCGGATACTCTCTTGGGTCGGCCTGTCATCTATGATGAAAACATGAAGGCACTCGGTACCGAGGGTGATATCATCTTGGTAAACTGGGGTGAATATCTGGAAGGTGTTAAGGGTCAAGGTACCTTCGCATCCAGTATCCACGTCCGTTTCCTGACGAATGAGACCTGCTACAAGTTCACCCTCCGCAATGATGGTGCTCCTTGGTGGCGGACTGCTCTCACTCCGAAACAAGGTGGTAACACCCTGAGCCCGATTGTCACTCTGCAAACTCGTAGCTAAGGAGATTGATCAATGTCACTCACAAAACAGAATGTCAAAAAGATTACCACTGAGAACCGCATCACCTATCATGATTTTGACCCTGACGGTACCACTGCGGTCGATGTCGCTTGGGTTGATGGTCGTGATGTGCGCAACTGGCTGTTTACAGTAATCCGTACGGTCGGTACGTCAGCCCTGACAATGAAGATCCTTGCTAATAGCGAAAGCGATGGATCCGGGACTGATGTAGAAGTTTGTGAAAAGAACTTCACTGTCAATGGCCAGCCTGATGCATTCCTGGACTATGCGATGATCGAAGTGCAAGCCGAAGAAATTCGGAAGGCATGCGAAGACGCAGGTGAAGATGGCCGGTATGTCTCTGTCAGCCTTGCCGCTGCCACGGGAACCGATGAATGCATTGTGGTTTACCACGGTGTAGCCAACCGCTTCCCACGTGAAGACCTGACTGCTGATAGTATCGCTACCTAGAGGTGACTAATGGAGGTTGTAATTTACGGTCTATATTCTCATGACTGGCAGCGGCCTGAAGTGCTGGAATTGCCAGGTGAGAGATGGGTTTTGAATGACTGGTACCAATATGGAACAGTCGAAAACCCCAGCCGTATTTTCAACCTCCATCAGCATCCTTATATCAATGAGGATGCAGGTTGCTTCAAAGGTGATTGGAAAGCTGAATACAATCAGACCGGGGCCGACGTTATGACTATCGAACCTATCGACGGCGTAGCCCGTTGTCGTGTCATAGACACAGAGCGGTTAGTCAGACTAGCCGGTACCCGGTCGTCTCTTTCTTGCAGCATTGCTACGATGATTTGGCAGGCAATACTTGAACATGCAGAAGCGATACGCATTGTTGGAGTAATCCTAAATACGTCGGAGCATGCATATCAAGCAGCTGGGATTCTCAATGCTATTGATGGAGCGCGAGTGAGGGGTGTAAAAGTTTCCATGTTGCCATTAGGAAGGTTGACAGAGATAAGGAAAAGACTTGATCATATAACCCCGATGGGTCTATCTGCAAGCGTAATCGATTTTACATACTGGGAATGGCAACAACAACTAAAGGAACTGAGATTCGATGGTTTACATGGTACGAATAGACTTCCCATTTGATTATGGGAAAGAACATTATGATAAAGCTGAGAAATTTCCTGTCCGTTATGAGGTCATGCAACATATGCGTCGCCATGGTTTCGGCGTACCATTGTCAATGGCCCCTGTGGAAGATGTCGAAGTAGCAGATTTGCCGCCAATTTCACGTGGTGCGCTAACGCTGATTGAAAAGCATCGAATCACGGACGAACAGCTATCCAAGATCATTGGATCGGGCAAGGATGGGGGCATCTTGAAGAGAGATATTGAACAATACCTGAAAGAGCGCCAAAAATGACAATTATCCATCCATCCGATGAAGGAACCGCCAGGAAACCGGCTTTTAGAGATACGTTTTCTGGTTTGGAACAAACCATTCCGCCGCTCTGTGATCCGGTTACGTTAGCTGAGGCAAAGTCCGCCTTGCGTCTGACAGATACATCACAAGATGCTATGGTGCGAAGCTACATAACTGCATGTACGTACACGGCAGAAACATATATTGGTCGTGATTTGATCCCCTCGACTTATGTACAATATCTTGATTATTGGCCACAGGGTGATATCCATATGTTGCGTCCGCCATTGCAGTCAGTCACCTCTATCAAGTATCTTGACGAAAGTGGTGTGCAGCA